AGCCCAATCTGTTGTAAACGAATCTTTATTTTTTTCTTTCAAAGAAGGAGAGAAGGCATCTTTTATATCATATCCTAATGAATAAGATGCCTTGTTGTCATAAGCAGTGGTTACAATATGTCCTTCTCCACAGCCAAAATCAAGAAATTTTTTATCTCTAAGATTTTCCTCAATATAAAGATCAATAACGCTATTAGCTCTTTCAATTTTATCTTCTTCTGAATTAATATCACAAATCATTGAAGGATCAACAGCTTCTGGCCATAATGGATTTTTTAAGCTTTCCATTGCTAGATAAGAAGAGGCTGAGTTTTTTTGATTTGGGATAAGAAAGTTTATTTTTATATTTAGTTCTTCAATTTTATCTTGAAGAATTTTCATTTCTTTGATTAAATTTTCATCATTCATGGTATCTTATAATAATTATAATTTTTATTTTTTAAAAAGAAAATTGGGAAAAATGGCAAAATACTTTGTTGTTGTAGGTGGAGTTTTTAGTGGTATTGGCAAAGGAATATCTATTGCATCAATTGGGTATTTGCTTTCTTTGAGAAGTTTAAAAGTTATTCCAATAAAATTTGACCCATATTTAAATACAAATGCTGGTATTCTTGCTCCAAGGGAACATGGAGAAGTATTTCTTTGCAACGATGGCAGTGAAACAGATTTAGATTTAGGTCATTATGAAAGAATAATTGGTTGCCAAGTTTCTAAAAATAATATTTGTACCAGCGGAACTATTTATAAAGAAATTATAGAAGAGCAAGAAGAAGGTAAATATCTTGGTGAGACTGTTCAGATAATTCCTCATGTAACAAATAAAATTATTGAAAAATTAAAAAACTTAGGAAAAGATAACGATGTTGTATTGGTTGAAATTGGTGGTACGGTAGGAGATATTGAAAGTGGTCCTTTCATGGAAGCAATTAGGCAATTTAAACGAAAAAATCCAGACGATGTAATTGTTGCTTTGTGTGCTCCTATTTTATGGGTCCCTACAATAAAAGAATTTAAAACTAAACCTTTGCAGCAAGCTGTTCAAACAATGCAATCTTGCGGTTTACAACCTGAAGTTTTATTATGCAGAGCAGAGAAAGAAATTCCTTCTAAGATACTTGACAAAATTAGTGCTTTGACAAATGTTCCAAAAGATGCTGTATTTGAAGCATTAGATGTTAAATCAATTTATCAAGTTCCAATCGAGTTTTACAACAGACATGTTGATGATTTAATTATTGATAAGTTTCATTTGCCAAGAAATGGTTTGAGAATTCATAAATATAAAGATTTAGTAGAGAAATATGTTAATTGTAATGATTTAACTTCTGTTAAAATAGGAATTTTAGGAAAATATGATAATTGTGATGAAGCTTATTTAAGTTTAAAAGAAGCGGTATTTCATGCTGGCGTAGCTGCAAATGTAAAAGTTGAAATTGAATGGATACCAGCACAAGAAATCGAACAAATTAAAGATTATAAGGCTTTTTGTAAAATATTTGATTCTATTGATGGATTAATTGTGCCTGGCGGTTTTGATTCAAAAGGAATTGAAGGAAAAATAAAAGGCATTTCTTGCGTAAGAAATAAAAAAATTCCTTTTCTTGGAATATGTTTAGGATTGCAATGTGCTGTTATTGAGTTTGCAAGATATGTAGGCTTAGAAGCTGCTAACTCACAAGAATTTGACCCAGATACAAAATACCCAGTTGTACATTTTATAGCTGGACAAGAAAAACTTAAGAAAAAATCTTCCAACATGCGTCTTGGTGCTTTTGATTGTGATATATCAAAAGATTCATTGGCATTTGATCTTTATAAAAAGAAAACAATATCTGAAAGGCATAGGCACAGATATGAAGTTAATGACTCATTAATTGATGAAAAGTTTTACAAAGAAGGCTTTAGAATTACAGGAAGATATTTAGAGTCAAATTTAGTAGAAATCATTGAGTTAGATAAAGAAGTTCACCCTTTTTTTATTGCAACTCAAGCACATCCTGAGTTTAAAAGTAGGCTGACTGCACCGTCTCCTTTATTCTTAGGTTTAATTGAAGCTGCAAAAAAGAAAAAAGAAGTTAATATATAGTTTATGAATAATTTTAAAGAATTTATATTAAATGAGAATAAACAATTTTTTGCCACTCAATGTGGTGATATTTTAAATGCAATTCAAAACCTTGTAGAAGAAGCAGGTTATATAGGAGAAAGAAATCTCGTTAGATACAGTCAAAATATTGCTAACAATATTAGAAATTTAATTAAATCTAGCAGAATTAGTGATAATGATTTTAAAAATCATTTAAAGGAGCTTCAGAAAATAGCAGCTTCAATATTAAAATCAATAGAAGAATCATCTGGATTGTTAGATATAATTAAATCTGCAAAGGCATCTTTGGAAGAACTTGTTGAAAAACTTGGTGTGCCAATTAATAATATTGGAATACCAGAAAAAGAATCTACGGCTAAAGAAACAGAATAAACAATGTGTGGAATAAGTGGATTTATTGGAAATTCAAACAACAAGTCTTTGTCGTTTGAATTATTAAGTAATTTATTTAATAATTTACAAACCAGAGGAAAAGATGCTTCTGGTTATTATGCTTGCTCTAACAATAATGAAATTTACTATCACAAGCAAAAAGGCGAATCTTCAAAAATTATTAATTCTAAAGAATGGCATAAATTACAAGATTTAAATTTTAATTTATTTTTACTGCACACAAGAAGAACATCATCTAATTCAGGTTCTTCGGATAATAATGAAAACAATCATCCTTTTGTAGCTAAAGATAAGAGTACGGCTTTAGTTCACAATGGAATTATCAATGACCAAGATTTTAAAAAATTAAAATCTTTTTTAAATGTAAACTCTGACTGTGATTCCGAAATATTATTAAGTTTTTTATTGAAAAAAGAATTTGAAAACGAAGAGTATTTTTACAAAAGACTGGAAAGATTAAATGAACTTTTATTTTTTATTAAAAATAGCGAATACGCCTTTGCTTTTTCTGATTTATTAAAAAATAAAATTAGTTTGTGGTTGGTTAAAAATGATAAAAGACCATTGTATATTATTGATTTAAAAGAATCTTTGAATCAATATTTTTTTGTATCAACAATAGAAATCTGGCAAGATTCAATAAGTAGTATTAAAAATATTAATAAACTACTTGGAAATTATAATATAATAAATATGCCTGAGTTTTCTATTTTAAATTTAACTTACGAAAATTCAATTTTTAATAAAATAGGATTTCGTTTTAATAATTATGAATTTAAAGAAAAAGAATTTTTCTGCTAGGAGGCAAATGAATGAAGATTGGGAAAATGATTATGAGGTTGATGATATTTTGAAAAATGAAAAAAAAACAAAAAAAGTAAATGGAAATAGCAAAGGCAAAAGAACTGAAAGGTCTTTGGCTAACATTTTAAATAAAAGATTCACTAGTGGGTTTAGTCGCACAGTGGGTTCTGGAAATCGGTGGGCACAAGTAAAAAACTTACCTCAACACGCAAAGGATACTTTGACAGGCGATTTATGCTGTCCTGAAGGATTTAAATTTGTAATTGAATCTAAAGGCGGTTATTCAAAAGTTGATTTAAACAACATATTTGACAAGGGAAACTCTGAACTAGATGAATTTATAGAGCAAGTTTCTAAAGATTCAGAAAGGTGTGAAAAAAAACCATTGTTAATATGGAAGAAAAATCACAAGCCTTGGCTTGCTTTTGTAAAGAGTCAGGATTTGGAAGGTGAGTATAAATATAAAATTATTTACAGAGATTGGGTTGTTGTGCCATTAAAAGAACTTCTTGAACTCCCAGATAGTTACTTTTTTTAATTATATATGATGCACATTAATAAAATAAAAAAAATACCAGTAATAATATGGATGTATCATACTAATTTATGGAATGAATTTTTAGAATTACTTATAAAAAACAAAAATTATGTATACCCAGTTGTTGGTTTACACAAGGACCATGATAATGAAATTATTGTAAAATCAATTAAAGAAAACTTTGATGAGTTTGATATTGATTATTATGATAATTATGGAAAAGATATAGGTCCATTTTTATTTCAAATACAAAAAATAGAATCTCCTTTTTTCATAAAAATACACTCTAAAAAGTGTAATTACTGGAGAAGATTGCTTGTGAATGATCTTTTAGGAGATGTTCTTTTTTCTAATATAAAAACTTTAATTTCAGATGTCAAAAATAATGATATTGGATTAATTGCTAATGGAATGTTTACAACAAGCAATAATGAATACACAAATAAAGAAAACATAAAACAAATTTGTAATATAATTAATATTGATTACAAAAAAATTAAAAATGGTAGGTTTCCTTGTGGGACTATGTTTATGAGCAGAACTTATATATTTAAGAAATATTTCAACTGTGATACTATGCCAGAAATTATAAAATTAATAAAAAATGAAACAGGCGATGTAAAAGATAAGGCATTTGGAACATTCACTCATGCACTTGAAAGAATATTTGGTTATATAATAACAAATGAAGGAATGAAAATAACTTCACCTAATTAATTTTTCATATATTTATTTTTAATTATAAACTTGTAATGATTGTCTATCGCTAATATAAACACTGTCGCCAAAATCAAGTTCAAACCACACATCATATATTGCTATGTCTAAATCTGTTGTATTGAGCATGTAATATCCGTATAGTTTTTCTCTGTAGTCCATGTCTGCTTTTTCTACAATCATTCTTAAATCTGTTTCACAAGGCAGACAAGTGCCAGTTCTTTGTTCAATACTAATCTTTAAATTGCCTCTAATGGCTAAATTTTCATAATATCTTTGAAGGTCAGTTCCCTTTGGCACATTTGGTGTTATTTGAGCAATTAGGTATTGCTTAGAGCCTTTGCGTAGCCTATTAGGTCTGAATTGGAATGAAAAATCATAAACAAGTGGAATCGGGGCAGTATAAAAAAGATCAGGATAAATTTGAAATACATTAGTTACATTTGCAGGTTCTTCTTCGTTTTCAAATATAACATTCCAAACATCAAAATAATAACCAATTGTGTAAGCTGGAGCAGAAGTTTTTAAATTTAAAAGATATTTTCCTATACTTTCTTTGGTTACATCTTCACCTTTTATTTTTTCAACTAAATAGCTTTCATTTGGATTTGTAATATCAGATGAAGTACTATTTACTTTGTATACATCAATGTAATTAATAGTTTTTATATCAGCAAAATTATTTGAATTATAAACAAATAGCCTAAGTTTAACATCATCTCCGACTACAGGATTTTGATATCTTTCTTTTATTGACATAGTTTATTTGCTCGCTTACTTATTTTTTCTTGCTTTGTTTTTTTGCTTCTTCATTTTCTTTATTTCTTTGTTCTATAAATCTTTCAATCATGAAAGATCTTTCATTAATAGGCATGGACATCACAGAAAATCTGTCCATGTGAAGATGATATTGAAAGAAAAATATTATTTCTGCTAAGTTTCTCCATAAAACTAGGCTTGGGTCACTTCCTTCTTCCGCCTTGGGAAGAAAAAATTTGTATCAAGAGGAAGATCAATTTCAAATTCTGCTAAACAACTTGGGCATCCCAAAGGAATTTTTGTATTTAAACCCCAATCTGGATCAGTTACAATTCCTCTTAAATAAGAAATATCCTGCATTGGAAGATTTTTTATAAGTGTTAATATTTCATTTTTGTCTTTTACATTTTCAATACTTTCAACTAATTGTGCCATGCGGAAAGTAATAGTATCATCTGCTGCCTGATCGCCAAATTTCTTAACTCTTTTTTCACGATGTTCTTGGATTTCATTTTCATCTTTACCAACAGACATACGATAGGTAAACGCAAATCCAGTTTTTGGTAACTTACCACGCAAATCCATGCCAGTATCACTAGGATTTTCTACTGGAATATTATTTAAATCAATTATAGTTGCAAATTTAGAACTACAATCAGGGCACTTTATTTCAACATCATAATCTGGTCCATAGCTAATACCACGAAGATAGATAAGCAAAAATGTGCGATCAATTGAAAGTAATTCTTGGGTTTTTATAGGCTCTTGAATACATCTTTGGAAAATCATGTCAATTGCTTGACCTTTTTTTACAAATCTTGGCGTTGCCAAAATTTGCTCTTCTTCTCCTGTCATTGGTCTAACATTAAGTTTTCCGTTAATTGGTCCATCTTCACCATTATAAAATCTACCAAGTGATGGAAGAGTAATCTCTTCATAAATAAAGGATTGTCCTTTTATAGCTTCAAGAAGATTTGCTAATTCCAAGCTTGCATTTCGTGGAATTACAATATTTGGCTTTACAGGACCAGAATTAACAGGATTACGATAATTACTATTATTGTTATTATTGAAAGGGCTATCGTCTTCGTTTGTCTGTTGTGCTTTTTGCATGGCTGCTGCAATTTGAGGAGGCATACGACCAGTAACACCAGGAATATTCATTACATCTTCTGGTCTTAAAGATTTAGGCTGTTGATTTTGTGGCTGAACATTCTGTCTTAATGGATGGTTATCTGGCAATGATTCAATATCTTCTTTAGAAAGGTTTGATGGTTGTGGTCTGTAAATATCTTCGGCCATTTTAATTTTGCTCCTAATTTTTAAAAATGTATAATATTATTATAATTATATCACGGAAAAAATTCAAATAAATATGATTTTTTTAAGCATAAATAATATAGAAGATTTAATATTTACTGATAAAAAAATACGAATTTTACTACCAAAATACAAATATCTATTTGATAGTTTCGATCTTTCTAAAGTAAGCCCAGCACTTAGGCAGCTTGGAATTAGATGTTTAAATGATTTTTTAAAACAAATAAAAGAAGAAGATTTAAAAATTATTGAAACTTATTTAAATCAAAAAGTAGAAGTAAATCAATTAATTTTAGATCTTGTTAAAAATTTAGAAACTAATGTTAATTATGCAGAGCTAGAATTGCCTGAATTTTACAATTGTATAGATTTTACAATCTATAGAAAAAAAGATGAATTGAAAATATCTTTGTGGAAGTAAAATTTAATCATATAATAAATTAAGACTTAACCAAAGGAAGTAATATGTATTTAGATAATAGTTTTGCGTTTTTTATCTTTGCTTTTGGATGCACAGGCATTACAAGTATTATTGTAGATGGAGAAATATTTAGACCATTTAGAGAATATTTGAAAGCCAAGGCCCCAGATTTTATAAGCAAATTATTAAGTTGCTATCAATGCTCTGGTTTTTGGGTTGGTATAATTTTTGGCGGATTGCTTTTTTGGAATGATTTTCATGTAGAAAGCATTCACGCTACTTTAGCTTTCATATTTCTTGCTGGTGGAACTTCTAGTGCCCTGAGTTATTTTTGGGCTTTATATCTAACATATTTAGAAGCAAATTCCTTAGTTAATTTAGATTCTGATCAAAACTTTGATAATTCTCAGGAAGATCAAAAAAATGGCTGATATTATTAGTTTGCTAGATGTAAAAAGAGCGTTGCGTGACAGTGAATTTAGAAAAGAACTTCCACCTTCATTATTAGATGATGTTCAAAAATTTTTAAATAATCCTGGTTGTGCTTGCAATGTTCCAATATATAGAAAAGTAATGAAATTTGGAGGAGAACAACTTAAAAAATACTTCTCAGAAAAAATACTTGTTACACCAGAAGAAGAAGAAGCAAAATTAGCAAAAAATAATTGGAGCGTTATAAACTGTAGTATTGGTGAACTAGAAGCAAGTTTAAAAAAATTAAACAAGGGAAGAAAACAAATAGCTATATCAAGATACGAAGATCAGGTTACTGTAATTGTAAACGAATTAGATATTTTATTTTAATTTAAAGATTGTTTGATTTTCTAATATTTTTTTACATGAATTTATCATTTTAATAGGATATTTTTTGTATTTTTCTGGTATTATAAACCAATCATCATTTATGTTTCTGCGTTCCCCAGCTATTATTGCATATTCGTAAAATTTCAAAGCTTGTTTAAAGCTTTTGTTTTCATACCAATAATCACCTATGAAGCACCAAAACTCTGCCATTTGTGGCATTTTTGCCAAGCAAGTAATAATATTTTGAATGATTTTATTTTTATCAATATTTTTGTACATTAAAACACTAGAAATATAAAATCTTATTAATATTTCGTTTTCTTCTTTAATATTTTTACTAAATAAAAATTTTTCTGCTTCGCAAATAAAATTATCATACTCTCCGTTAATTAATAAATTCATTGCTTTATAATAATTTATTTGATTGTTTAAAGGTTCTTTAACATGCCATTTATCAAGTATTTCTTTGTAATTTTTTCTTTTGCAATTTGTCGCATTTATAAAAATACCTTTATTTAATTCAAATGTCTGATCTTCTATGGATTCAAATACTTTATTAGAAAAAATAAACTTTTCTTTAAGGCATATTCTACTCTCTTTAACAATTGTTGAATCGTAAACAATAGATACTTTGTAATTTTTATTATCAATTAATGATTTAATTGATTTGGTAATTAAAACTTCTCCAACATTAATGCTAAAAAGTAAATTATTTGGTAAAATATAATTATTTTTGTTTCTTATTTTAGAATAATCATTATCCCATGAATTGTCTTTTATAATTACAATTGTTGGTTGTTCTTCTATGTCTTTTGGTAATGTTGATGTAGTAATAATATAAATATCATCAACTTCTTCATTTAAGGAAATTAAAGTTTTTTTTAAATCTATGTATTCTTCATCATGGAACAATATTACTGCTGTTATTTTCAATTTTATTATTCTCTATTATTTTGTTAAAAACATCAGCATGGTTCTTTAAATTGTTTTTTTCATAATAATCTTTTATTTCTGATAAATCTTTTAAACTAAAAGGATTATTGAAAATATTAATTAAATTATTGTAAAAATTATTAATCATTGTCAAAATTATTATTTTTATAATATTTTTCTTTTGTTCTAATAGGATAGCTGCTAGACATTGTTTTTTGATACATGTCACTTATTCTACGCTTTAATTCTTGGTAATTTCTAGCTGCTCTATATAATTGTTTAAAGTGATTCAAAATACAAGTAGTCAAGTAATTAAAAGCTTTACCCTTTGCAGGATCAAATTTTTCTGCTCTTTCAAAACAAATAACAACTCCTTCTTGAATAGAATCATCTTGGTCTATATGGCTAAATTTTGCGTATTTTACTATGTTCTCTGATAAGGTATAGAAAGCCTTTGCTAGTTCAGTTTGTGCTTCTAGATGGTTTTTTTGAGCTTCATGTGGTTGATTAAGCGGTATAAATAAAACTTTATCTTTATTCTTCTTCTTATGTATTTCTACATCTTCATGAAATATTTCATATTTTAATTTATTTTTTTTTGTTTCTTGAAAATCAATAATTAATTTTTCAAATGTTCTATTATTTAAATATTCATTGCTCATTAAGATAAAATAGTTTGTTTTTTATAATTTATACGATAAAATATTATATAACGAAAGGATAAATGTGATAAAAGATTTTATTGAAATTTTAGAGAGACAGGAACTTTTGCAAAAAATTGAAGATGCTGGATTTAAACAAATCATAGATACTTTACTTTTAAACGAAAATAAAGTTTATACAAAAAAAGGAAGGCTTAATAAAAGTGGTGCATGTAGGATTTTAAAGTGTAAACCAAAAGATTTAGAAGATTTGCTTAAGAAATTTCGTGATATTATTAATGCTAATCAATTTTTGGAAAAATAATATTTAGTCATTAAAATATGCTCTGTCATATTTTAATGACAATGATATATTTAAAATATCATTGCTACTCATGTCTAAATCATCAAAATTAATTTCTTCAGGATATGCATTTTCAAAAGTCCAACTTTCTATTGTGTTTCCACAACCATCAAGCATAATTAAAGTTGCTTCTTTTTTATACTTGGCATCAATTGAATAATCGTAATTTCCAACTTTTGGGTTATAAAAAGGTTGAATCCAATTTGTCCAAATAGGATTCATTTTGCACTTAGTATCATATAAAACAATGTTAATTGGTTTCCATTCAGGTTTAACTGGAAACGATATAGTTTCATTCAAATGTTCAAAAGATTGTGATTTAAAGCTTAGAGTTGGTCTGGCTCCTTTATTTGGTAAAAGAGCATTAACACTATCTCCAATAATTCCATTAATAGAAAATAACCAACGAAACTTTCTTTTGAAAGTTGCATTACTTAAAGTTCCTAAACCCATTAATTTTGCCATATATTTATATAGTATTTTAAATAAAAAAAAGCTTGCATTAATAATGCAAGCTTTTATCATAATTTAAAATACATGCTATACTAATGCTTTTGCTTAAACAGTTTCAAAAGGATTACTATTATTTTGCAAAACATCACCTGGTGCACCTTCCATTGGAGAGGGAGCACAACCAGCACAGAATACTCTGAAATCTTTAGCACATGCACTATTAGACTTATATACAAAATTTCTATATCTTAGAGTAAGATCAATTGTACATTCGTCATTTGAAGAATAATCTAATTCTCCAAAATTTATTTGAGTAGGCCAGCAACTAAGATATCTAAATTCATCAATTGCATTTCCGCAACCATCAAGCATTGTTAATACGCCTTCATCAGCAGTATAACCACCTGTTGTATTTTGTTTTGAAGATTGAGTTAAGCCTTCAGGATCAGTAAAATTGTATACTGTTGCCAACCAAGTAAATAAACTTGCTACAACATTTCCACCTTGCCCACTTGCTATATCATAATAAGTTACTTGAGTAGTATCAGGAGTTCCTTTGCCAGGAATCCACATTTTTCCATTTAAATAATTGATTTCTGTTTCTTCAATAGTTAAGCTAGGTCTGTTAGCAGCCTTAACAAAAGAAGGGGCAATTTTGGAAGTTTTTATACCACAAACTCCTCGGAATTCCATAGTCCAACGGAATTTTCTTTTAAAAATATTATCTGCTTGACCCAGTAATCCTAAACCCATTAATTGTGCCATTTTTTCTCCTTATCTTAAATTTTTAAATTAAATAGTACCAGTTCTTTGTATTGTAAATTCAATAAATATGAATTCTACTGCTTTGGTTGGAATTACGCCAATTTTTGCTCTTAATTCATTTCTATCAATAACATCAGCGGTATTTAGCCTTCCATCACATTCAACTGTATAGGCAGTTAATCCTCTTTGTACTAACACAGAATCTAGTGTTTGTTTTGCCAATGAAACAAATTGACTTCTTGTTGATGCATCATTGGGTTCAAACAATAATGATTTTGCATTATTTTTAATTTGTCTTTCAATATAAAACATCATTCTGCGAACATTTACTCGATCAAGAGCAGTTGGTCGTCTTTGTAATGTTTTTTGCCCAAATATTACAAAACCATTAGTGTCAGCAAATGTAACAATAGGATTTATAGCATTTCCATTACCATACATTAAATCTCTTTCTGCTAAACTTGGTCTACTGTAAACATCTAAAACATTTGTTAAAATACCTCTGTTAACACCAGCAGGAGCAAACCATGGACCAGAATTAGCATCGCTTTGTGCATAAGCACCACAAACAGAACCACTTGGTGGAACCCAAACATTAATTCCATTGTCTGTATCATTAATCATTAACCAAGGCCAGTATAAAGCTGCGAAGTCAGTATTTAATGGGAAGCTATTTAGTGGATGAACACCATTTGCCCATTGAATAATTTCACGGACAGTTAGGCCAAAAGGAGGGTCAATTATTGCAAAAGCATCTCCACGCTCTGTACACATATCAATCAACGCTTTTACAACTCTAGTTGAAGAATGTCCAGGCACTGCTACAACATCAATTGTTATTTGATCTGGTTCGCTTAAAGCCCATAGACCAGTGTAGGATACACGATTTCCAATTAAAATTGAATCTTGATCATCTGGATCAGGTGGGATACCATCAGTACCGCCCTTTAAAGTAGATCCATTTGGACCATTATTAGCGGGAGGAGCAGCGACAAGTGTGTTATCAATAGCTCTTATATAATCACTTACTAGATTTAAATAAGTTTCAACATAATAACGACTGCCAGGATTCTTTGATAATTGACCCCAAGCTTCTACTTGAAATCCTTTGTTGAAAACTAAAAGATTAAAATTACCAGTCTCAGGATCATTTTCAATAAGAACTGTAGTATCGTTGCCATCAATACCAGGTGAATCAGCTGTAATGGTCATGCTAATTTCAGGCACAACAGGGATGACAAGATTATTGATGTTTGCACTGTTAAATCCAAAACTAACATTAGAATAAGAAAAACCAGATACTATTCCTAGCGTATCAACATTAATATCTGAACTACTTCCAGTAGGAGAAACGCCCATTTCGGTGATTCCAGTAAATCCAAATACAACTGATGCAGTTGGATTTGTTTTTACTAAAATTTTTGCATCTCTACCAGTATGAAGAGTTTCGAATGCTAATTTACCTCCAACATTTTTTGCATAAAAACCACCTGGCAAGTTAGAAATTTCAATATTTATTGCAAGTAAAATATTACTAATATTTTGACTAGAGCCTTCTAGGGAAGCTAAAGATATAACTTGAATTACTCCATCTATATTTGAATTATCAGTTCCATCTATAACTACTTCTAAACTTTGACCAGTAAGGCCAGTAAAGTCAAAATTGCCATTTCCTTGATAGGAATCTGAAGTTGGATACTTGGAATAAGTACCCATGCTTTCGGCTGGCAGCATCCCAGTTCCAAGTCCTACTTCGCTATTTTCACCATATAGTGAATTTAAAACAGAAACAAATTCAATAGAAGAATTGTTTCCATATGCCCAAGTTGATCTTAAACCAATGGTATTATTAACACTAGTAGCACTGGTTATATTAAGGGATGTTTCATTGTAAATAAAGAATTCTATACCATCGACATCTGTAATTAATTGATCATTTAGCAAGGTTACCATCTCAGCAGTAGTATAAATGCCAGCTGGTACAACAAGAATTTTAGAAGCTAAAACTCCATTTAGTTTCCATCTAAAGAATGTATCTTTAGAAATAGTATAAGTATTATCGGGTCCAATTTGATTTGAATGAATTGTTATTCTTTCGCCAGCAGCAATTAAATCAACGGTTGCGGTTGTAGCAGCATAATTATTAACAGTGCTAGTTTCAGCGACTCTCAATATATAGCAAGCTTGTGAAGTTCTAAGATATTGTGAAGCAGCATAAAGAAGATAAGGATCGCCAGTATCAGGGTGAGGATATCCAAAAATTTTGTTTAATTCAACTTGGTTACTAATAAGCACAGGTAAATTTACTGGCCCTTTAGATGCAAATCCAATAAAAGCTCCAGTAGTTCCGCTTTGAAGAACATTCCCATAAAAGCTTAAATCTCTTTCAGCAATTCTTACTGAAGGACTAATAGTATTTGAAGGTGGAA